TAGTGCCTACCCTTATGAGGTCAACACGAATGATTGAGATATGCAGTGACTCTTAATAAGTGCACTGCGGAAGGGTAAGCATACTTCAGGAAAAATTCCCCAGAGAGGACATTCTGGTTGAAACCTAAATTGCTTTTCTTAATAGATTAATATTAAATTACGTGACTTGCACCACGATAGCTGGGAAACCGATAAAGTAACCCAGTTGCGCGTCTTCAGCGGCCGCGCGGTATATGGCTTTATTGGTCACAGTGGAGGAATTTTCCTGCCACTGCAGAGCCATATACGAAACTAAATTGTATAGGTAATTGCTACTAACTTTGGTAGCGCTGTCATAATCACAAACATTCAAACGACTAGGATTGTTTGTGAATTGAGGTAGAAGTACCTCAATACCATTAGGACTTTGCACGAAAATAGCGGGGTTGGCGGTAGTCATAGTGCCAGTGGCAGATGACACACCAGGTTTGGTCCATAGGTTGCTAATAGATGCAGAACTGGTGGCAAAACCAGTGGCCAGAGTAGTTCCTGCGTATTGCATGGTACAGCTAGCTCCAGCCTCTAAAAGATCAAAGATCTGCCGACTATAGTCAACTTGACTAAAGACGCTATTAGAAGTATTAATAGATATTCGCATACCACCTCGGGCTAAACCATAGCCTGAGGCGATAAAGCTATACATATCACCTATGACGCAACCGTTTGTTAAAAGAGAGGTTGCGGTTCTCAAATATCCAACTCCCCATGGATACATCCTAAAGCCAACACAAGTGTCCATAGTGGCTTGATTAAAATAGCATCTGCTATATCTTGATATGAGTTGCTTGACACTGGTGAACTTTTCACCAATGCTGTACTCTTCAATCATAGGAATTGTACTGGTGTCATTACCAATGACACCTACTGCCTTAGTATTCGGTTTATCACCGCTCTGAGGAGTATAGGGAGTTAGAGAAGGATTATTAGATATTGCTACTTCATAATCCTCAGCTCCAGCATAATATACTAAAATATCAACACTAGAGTTGACAGTGTTAGGAGCTTGAAGAGTATTCAAAACCCTAACTTGCAGAGTGCCCATATCAAGATCGAACTGCTGCCAGGCACTTTGCAACATATATGGAAGTGTCATCTCAACCTCAGTGACTTCACGAATATCAACAATGGCTCTCATTGAATATACGGATGTCGCATTGGTGGGATCAGTTCCAAGAGCAGCTTTTGGAGACCACGTAATAAGTAATCTCCCAGAATGATAATCAGTCTTAACAATCTTAAAGATAACCTTAATACCACCACGATACCGCCCAAAGGCATTAGTAACGTAGGCAAAAGGTGGAAACGTACGATATATAGCAGTAGCTGGTGTACCCAAGCCATTGCTATACTGATTGTACAATAAAAGAGGTCCCACCGCTTTCTTATATAAAGAATCACCAACATTTGCAGATGTAGCGAAAGTAAATGTGGTAAGGTAGGCGGGGATACTTTTAACATAATTCCAAGACATCTCATCAATATCAGTGCCTGCAAACCCTGGCAGGACGCTAACAGAAGGATCAGCAGTAATTGAGAGAGGTTCTGCTTGAGAAGTCCCCTCAGAATTACCAAAGTTGTGGAAAGGACGTAAAACCATAAACTGGGCTGGAGTGGTAAGATTGGGTTTAGACCACCCAAAAGCACTAGCCAGATCCGATGAAGCTCGCAGAACCCAGGATGCAGGTTTTGCAATAGAAGAGAGCAATGGCACTCCAGCAACGGCCTCTGCGGCTCTAGAAGCGTACTTAAGAGCTGTAGAAATTGGTTTACCTTGAGAAATGGCCTCTTGCTCAGCTTCTGAGCTAAGTTTTTGAGTCCTCCGTTTTGGTTTGTCTCCGGACTGAGGAACCAAAGGAGCAGC